CTCTTTATATAAATCATCAATCTCTTCCTTGCTGGTGTCCGCCTCGTATAGGTCAGATTCGTCGCACACACATTCGTCTATTGGTCTACCGCAGCACCTACAACTATCCTCGCATGTCAGCCATCCTAATGTGGGATGTTCAGCACAGAGAACTCCTTGGTCGTCTATTTTAATATCCATTCTTACTTGTTAATATGCTTATATAAGGATTGTATAAATGGACTTCAATTTTGTTTTATAATCATTAATAAAAAATTAATATATATAGCCATCAAAATAGATTATTTCATCATTAAAAAAATATTAATCTAATTATTTATATATATTCTCTCATATTAGATTATTTCAACTACAAAATGGATTATATAATGATATAATTTTAAAATTATTACTGGTAATAACCTATATACTCTATAGTTTAATCTAATATGAGAGAATATTCAGAAATAATTAGATTAAAAAATAGAATGGTATGAAATAATCTAATTATTTATATATATTATACCAATTAAAAATTACAAAAGAGTTCTTCCTTTTTATAAATTATATCCCTAAACATACAGATATAATCTAATTAATTTAATCACCATTTTTTTATTAGGGAGAGATGCTCCACAGGAATATATATATGCTCCTTCTCGTCCCAACAACATCCGAGCCTACTAAATGATGAGGTGGTGTATTTGCTAAACTGGTCGGCGTCATACACGATGAATGCGAGGCAGTCTGTATAGTTGAATAGGAGGGTGAGCGTCTTATCGGTATTCGTCAGTTTATTACAGGTAATCATCGTGGTCGGGTATGAGTCCATTTTATTTGTCCTACTTTTCAACTCGTAATTATATACAGGGTCGGTATAGTCATATTTCGCATACTGCCCTTCGGTTGCTGTAATGTCTCGTCCAAAAAACTCCTTTATAACGGGGAGTATTCTCTCCTCCTGTGCCTTGCCGTATTTATAGGATTTATTCCAGTGAACCATCTATATTATTACCAGATTTTTTATTTTTTCAAAATAAACTAAATAATAATCTAACTACTATATATAAATGGAATTGCCTAAACCTCCGCCTAAACGATTATCAGTTGAAGACAGAATTAAAACATCAATGACCGACGGGGATTTAGAAAGACATACTGGGATTAAAGATGCCGACATTATTAAGTACTCCGACTTGAAAAACTACTCCAAAGTGGAGGAGTTATTACCAGAAGATAAGTCGGCTCGTATTATACTGATTGAGGACAGATACAACCACGGACACTGGGTATGCCTAATGCGGGATGGAGATACTATCGAGTATTTTAATTCGTATGGTAAGAAGTTTGACTCGGACTGGGGGTTTGTAGGACGTATGATGCGAGTGATACTCGGTCAGCAAAATAACGACCTTACTCGGTTAATGAAACAAGCAAAAAAGGTCGGATGGAAGACCGACTGGAATGATGTGGCTTATCAAAAGATGTCGCCCGATATTCAAACATGCGGACGATGGTGCGTATTTCGTATATCAACGATGAAAATAGGTTATACCCTCCCAGAGTTCCACGTGTTGATGAAAAAATTACAGACCGAGAACGGGGGGGCTTCTACTGACTGGGTCGTGTCTAAATATGTTGAGTAGTGTTAGACCTATTAAAAAAAACAAAAATAAATCAGACATCGTAGGTTGCCTTGTTGGTGGGGTTTTTTTCAAACTCCAATGGGCTAATGTTGCTAATACTCGCCACCATCGGGACGGCGTAGGCTTGGTTTGCTATTTCCTTGTTAAACTCAAATTCAATAGAGTTGCCTTCATCTTTGATGGCATATTTATCCACCTTGTCTGCTATACCCCTAACTATCTCATCTGCTACTGGGTCGTATGTGTTGCTTACGACACTTACGCTTAAAACATTACCTGCGATATCTTGTAGGTATTGGTCGTATGAAATGCTAAATGATTTCTTTGTTTCTTCCATTATATAATGTGTATAGATTATATAATGAGGTATATAGATTAATTACATTCTTCTTTCTGGGTCAAAAATAGATAAATCTAAATCTGGGTCGTCCCGTGCTAAATCACGATCTCTTAATGCCATCACTTCATTTCTGGGTCTTCCAAATGGATTGGCTGGAAAGGTTAAATCGGTGTTGGCTGGAACATCAAAGTCGTGGGCGCAAAACTCACGTGTCGGTGGGTCGTAGTCATATAGCGGCATCGTATTCAACGCCCAGTCTTCAAACTCCTCGGATGTTTCGTCATCGGGGGGTGGACGACTCCTTTCATCACCAGTGACGCTATATTTAACTACCTCTGCTCGTTTCTTTTTAGGAGGCTGTTTGGTTTTATCTGACGGCTTTCTTTTCGGTGGCATTTGCTATATATACTATATCACGATTTTTTTTTTACTCTAAATGGCTAATATACCACATACCCCTGAGTTACCCATATTTCCCATTTTAGGGGTCTTTTCCAAAAGTCCCTATAGTTATACCCCCCACATGAGAGGACTTTCCAAAAATGACCTGAAAATGGGAAACGAGGGTAATTTAGGGCTTTGTTGTAGAATATAGCACCCAACCCAGCAAAAGCATTCAACATACAGATTGTGTTAGTAAGTTGTGTTAGTCGTTAGTCGTGTTTAATGTAGTTATTCATCGCCGTTTCACTGGAAGTCCCCATCGCATCAGTATCCTGCGCCAGTTCCTTCTGTGCGTCCCCGTATTTACTCGTTAGGAATATATTACGGAGCATGCTCGACCCTACTTTTCCCTTAAATATCTTATTCAACATGCGGGTCATATCCGTGCTGGTAGACAACGCCTTCCCGTCTTGATGAACTAAAAACGGCACGGGGACTGGGTTTTTTTTTTTAATCTCCGCACTCATCGGATGGTGTGTTAGATACACTTTGATTATTTCTTGGAGAGCATCGGGAACAGGCAGACGCTTTTGTTGGTATTTCTTCTGGGTTTTATAATTATTAAATACCCACTCGCAGTCGGCAATATTCAAATAATTCATGCTGCTTTCATCGGGGGTTTTCTTAACAATACTCATCTCAATATAATCTTTATTACGACGTGGTGCTTGTAGACAGTATAGAGATAATACGACCAATTGTAAGAGGCGGTTATACTCATCAGGTGTGATTTTACGGCGTGAGCCTATCTCGGTTATAATCTCCTTTAATTCGTCCCACTTTTCCATCACTTCGTCTTGCTCCATCCAGTTATCCTTCTGAGTGTCGCTCTTGGTTGTATTCACTTTTAAATCGCCGTTCAACTTCATCAACTCCTCGTAGTATTTCGTGTATAGCTTCTTATACTTGGCTTCGGGTCTTCCCTTCAACGCACTCACAATGGCGATTAAGTAGGTGCGACGAGTGTTCGGTTTCATCTCATTCAAATCTGCTAAAATAGTAGTGGCGGAGAGGTAATTTAGATTTTTTATCGGCTTTCCTTTATTTAATTTAGTAAGGTTAAAAGTGTATAACTTACGAGATGATGAGGAAATGTCGGGCTTGTATTCAAACGGTTCAAAGGCAGGCTTATCCATTATATAGTTAAGTTAGATTTTTTTTTTGTATCTTTTGGAAAAAAATGCCCTAAACTATCTCCGTGCTTTACATACTCTATCCAGAGGGGGTTATAATTCTGATCGAAGTGGATATATACTTTTGTTCCGTGGTCGTCCAGTTCGTAGTATTCAATATATCTACATTTAGATAACTGGCACATTCTTATATATTAAGTTGAGATTTTTATATATTCAATATATATAATGAGTGGATCGTATTATACATTAGACGGCAAATATAACACTTTAAACAGCGAGTTAAGAGCGAACGAGGCTGAGTTGGCTACTGTAAAGCAGGATTTAGTAGTAGCGACTGGAAAGATACCACCAGAACAACTGACTCAGTGGCGATTTGGAACACAGTCTTCAAATCTCACCTCAATACAATCTATCGGAACTGGGCAAAAACTTTTTAGCACTGCCATTGGGGGGTGTAATTATCAGGTTTTTAAAACGATGGAAACAGGAACAGGTGAAAGCACCGCACAATGGAATAACACCCTTGGGACTTTTACTGTTCTCGTATCGGGAAATTATACTCTTGATTTTTGTTATAGTGCGTATGTTAATGGTAATCTTTATAATAATATATTATATTTTAACGCATATGATACCGCTGGGGTCTGGGGAATAAGTAATGTAGTAAAAGGTGGAGGCGCCCCGACATATACATCATATGGTGGCGCGCCAGTATTAGGAGCTCCGTTTACTCTTTCTGCGAATATCTATTTCAACGCAGGAGATACATTTAACTTCGCATCATCATACACTACTGGGTATTTCTATTCTCACAAGGACAACACAAATCTGACTATTACAAAATTAACGGGCTACGATGCGGCATCTTAAATATATTATTTCATTATATACCAATTTTTTATATGTGTATATTATATAATGAAGTTTAGTGAAGTTAAGACCATTTCAGTAGATTACGAGATAGCTGGGTTTAATGTCGTCGTGGGGATACTCCAACTCGGGGAGTTTGCTGCCTTAAACGTGGAGTTTTTTGATGAAGCAGGGTTGGTTAGACTGGTTAGAAATGTAGAGCTTAAAGGTGACGACTACGCTAACTGGGGAACGGATGATAACTATATAGACCACTATATAGAAGCTAATTTAGATAAAATATTATAACGATATATAGTATATAATGAGTGGTAGTTTTTATTCATTAGATACAAAATACAACAGTTTATTAGCCCTTCTTGCTGACTTAAATATCACAACAGTAAATAATCTGGATGAGGTCTTGACGGAAGGAAATGACGCAGGAAACCACAATATAACCAACTTATTACTTAGAAATAATGCCCTCGTGGGAGGCACGACGAGTGTCTATTATAATGCGACTACGGGTGAGCTAGGGCAAGCACCTTCTGTATTTCCTACAATTGATATCGACTACGTGCTTCAAGAAGGGAATGATGCGGACAATCAAAGTATTACTAACTTGTCTGGTATTCAGTTGAATAGCGGAGGGATTACTTACCCCGATTCTACGATTCAAACAACGGCATTTACTAACCCTTACCCATCTGATATTACGATAAATAGTGTAAGAGTGGGTCGAGGGCTTTTTAACTCTGTTTCCAATACAGTAGTAGGGACAGGGTGCTTGGATAACGATACTGGCTCGTCATTTAACTCTACCATGATGGGCTTTTTAGCAGGAGCATATGCTACTTCGGCATCTAATTCCACTTTTGTGGGTTATAACGCAGGTATTACTACAACATCTGGGGACTACAATACAGCAGTAGCAAGCGGCGCTTTGAGGGATAATACCATTGGCGCTTACAACACGTCAATCGGTTTTTTTTCGGGAGTAAGGCAAACCACTGGTTCCTACAACACATTTTTAGGGGCGCAGACTGGTTTATCAAATATTTTGAATCAATACAACAGAAGCACAGCAATCGGGTATGGAGCTCAGATTTTTGCGGACGATACTATTTTTTTAGGCGCAGCTGGAAATCAAGGTATAGTCTTATACGGCAATATATATGCCCAAGGTGGTTCTTCAATATATGGCTCTGTTGGATATCGATGTAAGCAAGGATCGGGGGGAGGTTCATATGGAAATGCTTTTAATACGTGGTGGAGTGGTAGCTCCTTACAGTTCTGGATTGATTACTCGAATGTATATAGTGTCTCTGATTATCGTATCAAAGAAAATATAACAGAACCACAGCCTATATTAGACCGCCTCTGTGCCGTGAAAATGATTGAATACGAGTATAAAGACGAAGGTATTTTTAAAAAGGGTGGACGTATTCTCGGTGTATTGGCTCACGAATTACAGGAAGCATTCCCAGAATTAGAGAGCGTAGTGACGGGTGAAAAAGATGATGTCGATGAAAAAGGAAATTATAAATTACAGAACTTACACGAGAAGCACACAATGCTTTATATGAAAGCCATTCAAGAACTCAACGCCAAGGTGGAAGCACAGCAAAAACAAATAGACCAGTTGTTAGCCATTTTAGCCATGTAGTCTTTTTCCATACATACAATTTTCTACAAATTGGTTGTTAATAAAAAAACTATTTAGATTATATTATTATCTTGTAATAATATATAAATGAACTTTGAAGATTGTGGTAATGTCATCGCTGTATTAAAAGATGATAACGAAAAAGACAAGAAGAAATGGAAAGAAATGTATATGACCGACCGCCCGCAGGATTGTATGGGTGAAACATTTAGAGAAGTTAAACTCAAAGATAAACCCAACCTACATTTTCAACCTATTCCAGATAAGAGCAAGGAACGGTCTATAACATACGTCACGGGTGCTTCGGGTTCTGGTAAATCCTACTGGACTCGTATGTATGTTGACGAATATAAACGCATATACCCTAAGAGAGAGGTGTATTTAATATCCTCTATTAGCGACGACAGCAGTATTGATAAAATTAAAGGATTAAACCGCATCAATATTACAGGCGACGAGTTCTTACGAGAGCCTGTGGAAGCAAAGGATTTTAAAGACAGTTGTCTCATATTTGACGATACGGATTGTATTACCAACAAACCGCTTAAATTGAAAATAGTGGGTCTGCTTAACTCCGTGCTGCAAATCGGTAGGCACTGGAACGTGGAAATTGTGTTTACAAGTCATCTTGCCTGTGATGGACTCAACACTAAGAGTATTCTTAACGAATGTAAAGCAGTCGTTATATTTCCCTCTGGTCTGGGCGGACGCTCTATTAAATACCTACTTGATAATTATTTTGGTCTGGATAAAAACCAGATTAAAAAAATCAAGAGCGTAAATAGTAGATGGGTGGCTATTTGTAAGACCTACCCAATGTGTGTAGTATCTGATAAGGAAAGTTTTATTTTGAACGACCGAGATGCTTAAAAATATATTTTATTATTAATATTATTATTATTAATAAAATACTACTATCTATTTAAACACCGCTAATTTCGTCGGTGTCTGTTGCGTCGTCGTCCCCGTTGTCGTCGCCCCCTGCTGCTTTTTCGCTACCCTTTTTACGCCATCCTACTAAATAGTCGCATTTCCAAGTAATACCATCGTATCTGCTATCTCGTTTTCTTATATACATTCTCAGATTGATATTGTCGGTCAGTTCCGTATTGAAATATTTTTTTGTGTTTTTATTTTGTTCTTTACTGGGTAGCTTGTGGAAATATGTGCTGTGCTTAAAATCCATATATATGTCGTTTAATTTCATTACCTCTTCGGGGTGGTTTTCGTCTGCCTTTTCATATTCGTTTTCAAACCATCCGTATAGGTCGTCGGAGGCTTGTAGGTAGTCAGACTTTGCTATTTCGCAGGATTTTGGCGACTTCCCCAGCGAGTAGCCCCGTTTTTGGAATGTGTTATAATAGTCCATTAGTATGCTTATTAGGGTTACGCAGTTATCTCGTTTCCATTCGTCCTCTTTATATAACGGGTTGCCTCTGAAAATATTGGCTCTGTTTATTTCCGCTTCACTTCGAGTTTCCAGCATTTTGTTATAATCATTCTCGCTTACAAATCGGGACTGGAATGGGAACACGTCTATACGCCTGCCTACGCCGTCCCCGACCTCGTCTAATGTCGGTAGTTTATTCGCCTCCAAGAATAATGATAATTTTAGCTGGACTCCGCCCTCCATCGTATTCATATATAATTGTCTGGCATTCAGGGTCGGATCGCCCGTTATTTCCTTCATCGTATTTGTGGATATTTTACGTTTTCGATCGGGTTCGCTGGTTAATACAAAGCGTTTATTGTGGAGGTTGGCTAATTCGGGACATGCCCCTGTTCCTATTTTTTCCTGTAAGACCCAGTTAGGCATCTTGTAGCCGTAGCGTCCCGTTGCCGTTAGCATTAGACCATTCAAAAGGCTCTTACCATTACCGCCTACCCCCGTTGCTATAAATAGATTTTCTTGTTGCCGTCCGCTTAACCCCGTTGCCAGTGCGGTTAGGTAGTAGTCCCGTATGTTTTTATCAGGGAATATACTATCTATTAATTTCAGTAGGGTCACCTTCTTATCCGCCAGTTCGTATTCGTCCCAGTTATACCCTGCCGTAATGCTAATGTAATCTCGGTAGTTAGGTGGTATCCAGCAATCTTGTTTCAGGTCATACACCTTATTATTAAAGGCTAAATGGTTCGGGTCGTCGTCCCATACTATATCTTGGTTGTTGATTTTGTTAATAATGTCGCTTACCAGTCCCGAGCGTTTCTTAATATTACGGCATATTTGTTCGCATTCCTTCTGACGGCTTTGTATAACTTTTAGTTTGTCTTTTAAAGATTCCATCTGTTTTTTACCCGATTCTGTGTCTGGATTACAGTCGGCTATAAGCTGGTTTACTACCCATATTTCTTTTGATATTATCGTGTTTAAATAATAGTAGAACTTACTATCTACCCAGTTGTGGAGGGTGCTGTGGGTTTTATCCATTTCGCCTTTCCAATATACCCCGTTATAGCTTCGTAATTCTCCGCATGTAAATATGAACTTGTCGCTGTATAATATTCTAAACATGTCTGCTAAGTATCCCGTCGTAAAAGCGTTCATTAGTAGTTCAAAATCCAGTGCCTTATTAATTTGTTTCTGGGTATAGCCGTTATTCATCGGCTTCGGTTCTATTTTTAGTTCAAAACCAGTCTTTTCTTGAATTACCCGCTCTAATTCTGCGGGTATGCCGTCGTGGTATAATTTTTTATTTAGTATAATGCCGTCAGCACAGAGCATTACTTCGCCCTTTTTAATGTAACCACTTCGTAGGCAGTGTTGGTATATGTGTTCTAATATGCGGCATTCGTATTCTTGGAGGAAATAGGAGCATACCGATCCGTTGAGGTTGTATGTTCCTTCGGCTTCACCCGTTGTTTTTTTATCTGCGACTATTTGTTGGGTTAATTGTGGGTTGGCTTCTCTGATTTTCTTGTGAATGTTCCTTATTTCGGTCTTGAAATTGTGTATAATATCTAATATTGGCTCATCGGGTATTTCGTATTCGCCGCTTTTCCAGTTATCTCGCCATCTGTCTATTCCTCCGCCGAATGCCAGAACCAGTGGCAGTCCCTTGGCTATCTCTCTGGCTTTTGTATTCCCGTTGACTACTTCGGGGTGTTCGGTTAGCTTCCAGTAGTCGATTATTTTGATTAGCCAGTCCTCTCGGTTTAGGCAGTATGTTTTTAGCCACGTGTTAGGAATGTCGTGAAGGGTGGTTATTTGTTCCAGCATTTTCGGGTGGGCGTTGGCTATATCTACATCCTGACCCCACTCGCCTATTAGCGTGTGGCGTAATTCACGGCGTAGATTGTGTAGCCCTAATGCTCGGTCGGGTAAGAACCGACCGTATGAAATAGTTTCTTTACGGGTGTATTTTACCTCTACCCGTAGTTTACGGTAGTTGGCTCGGTAGTGTTCCAGTTGTTTTTTATCATTCCACTCCTCCGTGTTTGTTAGTAGCGTCGGACTGTGTATAAGTTTATCCAATAGGGTTAATTCTATCGGTTCATACAGCGTAATGCCGTCGATGGTATTGGAGTGAGGGGTAAGTGTAAGGGGTATGGTGGTTTTTAATTCCATCGGGTTATATTATATACTTATATAATAATTTGCTTTTAAATCAATTTTCCACAATATACTCTAATTATATAAGGGGGGTATGTTTCCCCTAAATGTTTCTATATATTCTATTCAATTTTTTTTTATAAGTATGTAATTATAAAAAATAAGGGGGTTTAAATGACCCGTCTTCTACTCAGAACGGGAGCGGGAGCGGGTGCTGGAATAGGCTCTGCTATTTCTTCCTTTCTTTCTTCTACGGGCTCGTTGACTGGCTCGGGGGCTTCCTCCGCCTTTTTCTTTTCCCTAAATCTTCGCTCGTATTCACGGTGACGCTTCTTATACGCCTCATACAATACTGGGTCTCCCTTAATCTTCTCCATCTTCTGGCGGTGCTTTTCTCGCATCTTCTCGGGGTTTCTCTTCTGGTAGTCAGATACATTCTTTAAATGTTTCATATACATTCTCTCCGCGGGAGTAGTTAGTTTTTTTTCATCCATTATTATAGTATATACTTATATAATTATTTTTAGCTTTAAGTTGTTTTTACTTATTAAGGGTGTAATTCCTAAATACCTTCTATATGTTTTCTGTTTTTTCTGAATAATTGTGGTATACTTGTATAAATATACCATTTCCCTGAATTACCCATTTTACCCATTTTAGGGGTCTTTTCCAAAAGTCCCTATAGTTATACCCCCCACATGAGAGGACTTTCCAAAAATGACTTGAAAATGGGAAACGAGGGTAATTTTGGGAAACGAGGTATCCTTATATATATAAACAACAACAACAACAAAAGAATTACAATACTAATACAATGTTACTTTTTTCTGAATAATTGTAATATAATTGTGGTATACTTGTCTAAATAGACCATTTCCCTGAATTACCCATTTTTCCCATTTTAGGGGTGTTTTCCAAAAGTCCCTATAGTTATACCCCCCACATGAGAGGACTTTCCAAAAATGACCCGAAAATGGGAAACGAGGGTAATTTTGCCGAAGATATATGATGGGACATTTGAAGACATATTCAAACCGTTCGCTCCGCATCCAACAAACCAATCAACCGATCAGCAATCAACTTGACAATTGGGAGTGATACCGCATTCCCTGCCAATTTATATAGATTCGTATCTGATATTTTTGGTAGAATATATGATTCAGGAAATCCTTGGAAATTGAAACATTCGCGAGGAGTGAATTTTCTTACTCCCCGATCATCGAGAATCAGCGGGACATTGTGCCCTCCTCCACCCATATTAGCAGTCAATGTAGGACATTCATTGTTCTTGTTTTCGCGGATATAGACCCGACGATATTGGTATACAGTATCTTTCTTGACTACACATTGTTGTACCAATTCCCAAGTAGATGATTTCGCAGTATAATAGTATTTGTCGGGGATCTCCTGTTCCAACATGGATGTGATGGGGGTTTTTGGAATCAATGGGAAATCCAAAGAGAATTCATCAAATATTGTGGTGGATTTGACACAAACAATGTAAATTCGTTCACGGTGTTGGGGGATTCCAGTGAGTTTGGATGTATCGAGAACTTTGAATGTGATGTTGTAATTGCGATCAGTGAGATGACGATGGATTGTCTCAAACGTTTTACCTCCATCATGGGATTTCAAATTCTTTACATTCTCGAGAATAACACACGATGGTTCATGATGGTCGATTATTTCCAAAATCTTCCAGAATACATTTGAACGTTCGTCATCAAACCCTTCTTGTTTTCCAGCAATACTGAACGGCTGACATGGAAATCCACACGTGAGAATATCGTGATTAGGAATAGTCGTCACATCCACATCATTTAAATCGCCGAGATTCAATGGATGTGTGAAATTCTCATCGTATATGGTTTTAGACCATTTCACCATATCATTTGCGTAAACACATTCCACTAACCCTGTATCCTCAAACGCCTTTGTGAATGCCCCCGTTCCCGCGAACAAATCAATCATTTTCAACTTGGATGAGAAACTAATGTTTTTTTTCATCCATTATTATAATATATACTTATATAATTATTTTTAGCTTTAAGTTGTTTTTACTTATTAAGGGTGTAATTCCTAAATACCTTCTATATGTTTTCTGTTTTTTCTGAATAATTGTGATATACTTGCCTAAATATACAACTTATCCCTGAATTACCCATTTTACCCATTTTAGGGGTCTTTTCCAAAAGTCCCTATAGTTATACCCCCCACATGAGAGGACTTTCCAAAAATGACTTGAAAATGGGAAACGAGGGTAATT